CCCTATATCCTGAATCTGAAGAATGGCCTCTACAACGTGTTGGAAGATACGCTTACTGAACATACACCGGATTATTATTCTACGATACAGCTGAATGTCAGCTATGATCCCAATGCCGACTGCCCGAGATTCAAGCAGTTTCTGGACGAGTCCATGGGCGGCGACAAGGGGCAGGTAAGGCTTATTCAGGAGATGCTGGGATATTTCCTGATCCCGGTGAATCTGGCCCAGAAGTGTTTCGTCATTGTGGGCGCCGGCGGTGCAGGAAAGTCAAAGCTTCTGATGGTTCTGAACGAGCTCCTGCTGGGCAAGGAGAATGTATCCAATGTATCCTGGCAGGCGCTGAATGAGCGTTTCAAGACAGCGGAGCTCTTTGGGAAGCTTGCGAATATCTTTGCGGACCTTCCCACCAAGAACATCGATGATAATGGGATTTTCAAGGCTCTGGTAGGCGAGGATTATCTGACCGTCGAGAAGAAGAACAAGGACCCGTTTTCATTTCAGTCCAATGCACGGTTGCTCTTCTCCTGCAACAGTATTCCGAAGAACTACGGCGACCGGTCAGATGGTTTTTACAGACGGCTGATCATTATCCGCTTCAATCATGCGGTTCCGCCGGAGAAGAAGGACCCGAACCTGCTGGATAAGTTCAGAGTCGAAGCAGATGGCATTTTTCTCTTTGCTCTGGAAGGCTTACGTCGTCTGATGGCAAACCATTATGTTTTCTCTGAGACCGATATCAACAGGGAAGAGTTACAGCAGTATCGAGAAGAGAGCGACAGCGTGTTGTCCTTCGTGAAGGAAGACTGTGAGCTTGGAGCAGATTACGAGGTCGGATCTACTCAGATTTACAATGCATACAAAGCATATTGCGAAGAATGCGGATTGAAGCCATTTTCCCAGAAGCAGTTCGTATCACAGATCATAGCATCGAATGACAAGGTATCGAGGAGCGTGGACAAGGTTGGCAAGAAGAGAACGCTTAAGGGTATCAGACTGGGAGAGATTCTGGACTGATGCACCATTAAATCTGGTTTCTGACACATTGACGCGTTTTGACATGAAAATCCTATCTTTCCAATATATGCGTGTGTGATTTTTACTATATTAGGAGAGATACAGGAATCCATGAAAAAAAATCCGTGAAAATGGAATTCTCGTGTCAGATGTGTCAGAAGCCTTGAAAAATAAGGAGACGATCTGACAGATGAACGAGTCGGATATTGTAAGAGCCATTCTCAGATACCTGAAAAAGGTCCCCGGGTGTTTCGCCTGGAAGGAGCATGGCGGTATGTATGGGACGTCAGGCATCCCCGATGTAATTGCCTGCAAAGACGGACATTTCTATGGCTTTGAGGTAAAGACCGAAAAAGGTAAGCCCACAAGGCTTCAGGAATCGACCATACGTAAAATCCTCGCATCCGGCGGAACTGCTTTGGTAGTGAGATCCGTGGATGAGGTGCGGGCGGTAATGGAACGCCCTCTGCATTGAGAAAAGAATCACAGAACACTGAATACAATGCATTCACTGAAACGATGAAAAAACAGAACCTGAGGCGGCTGCGCTGTGCAGCCATTATCCTATGGAGGTTTCATATGAATGCTAAAGAATATTTGAGTCAGGCCTTCCTGATCGATAAGAGAATCAATTCCAAGATAGAGCAGCTGGATAACCTGCGCGCTATCTCAAGAATGACGAATCGGCAGATTTCAGACATGCCGGGAAGCCCCAACAGAAATACCCACAAGCTTGAGGATACAGTGATCAAGATCATAGAACTTGAGGCGGAGATCGACAGCGATATTGATGCGCTGGTAGACCTGAAGGCCGATATCACGCATAGGATCAAGCAGATCAACTGCCCGGAATATCAGCTGGTACTGGAGCTGAGATATCTTTGCTTTAAATCCTGGGAAGAAATTGCCCTGCAGATGGGATATGACGTGAGGCATGTGTTCCGCCTGCATGGAGAGGCGCTGAAAGCCATTTCAGACTTGGAATAAGGGCAAAAAAATACGGAAACAACGCAGGCGCCGTCTCCGCTAAAAAGCATCAAGCTTTTTGTTCGTCAAAATCGATTATAACAGTTTATGGCTAAAATGCAAGCGCAATGTTATTTCCGATACTTGTTGTATAAGCAATGTTATTTCCGATACTTGTTGCAGAAATAAGAAACGACCCTTGATACGAAACGATAGGATTCAACAATGGTGTCGTTCTTCTCAAAATAGTCCTTGTGCTTGAGCATTCTGTCGGAAAAAAGATTGTTGAGATCTTCAATGCCACGTGTCTTAATGCCCTTGCTTTTAACAAGGCGAACATATACATATACCAGACAGACGAAGTCGTGTATGACAGGGTTGCTCATCCATTTGTTGCGCTGATTGGCAGAAATTGTTTTGATACGAGCAAGCTCCGTCTGAATCTCTTTTGTCTTATGGATAGTGACGCTGTATGGTGCCTTCAGACTGTTCAGGAGGCAGTTGTTGTGTGCCGACGCATTCCGCAGGAATTTTATGGACCAGAGGAAGCTGCTGAAGTCATCTTTGGACTTATACTTCGAGTAGTAGAGCTGATAAAGATCAATAAAGCTGCCAAAGGAGACAACCTCTACGATTTCCCATAAGGCATAGTTGTCGTTGTTATCTTTACGCTTCTGAATAAGGTCACTGGCAGCAGACTTGCCTATCTTGTCGTATAGTTCTTTCCTGCGGCTATAGTCAAAGTTCAGATATTCCTGAACAATGGCATATCCGTCCTCGTCTGGATTTTTTGAAAGATCATAAAGAAGCTGTGTCTTAAGAGCATGCTCTATATCCAGCGCCATGGAAAGGATAAGTTTCCGTAGATACATGTCCAGGGTCGAAAGCTCTTTAAGATAGGAAAAATCGAGATTGATGTATTGGCCCTTTTTCTCGGAGGCACGATAATGGTCGTAGTTTTTCCCGTAAGATTTCAGCTTGAAGTAGTAGTTGTTATATTTTAGAAAGTCAGCAGCTTCTTTTTCGGATGTGTTTTCAAAGGTTATGCCTTTGCCTTTCATATCCTCAATCTGACCTTCTATTGTAAGTTTTGGCTTATTCATATTTCGGATCCTTGTCTATAAGATGTTTCCTAAGAATAGCATAATACCTGGATTCCTTCAATGAAAGCGGAATTTATCGACGACGTAATGAGGTTGTCAGTAAATGTCATAGAATGTCACCCGACCCGTATGATATTCTTATAATGACGAAAAAGAAAAAAATGAGAGCCTTCTCAGGAGTAATCCTGCGGGGGCTTTTTTCATGGGAGGAGATGACACAATGCCGAGTAGACCAAAGCATCCGTGTGCACACCCGGGGTGTCCGGAGCTGATCCCATACGGAGAGAAGTACTGTGAGAAGCACGCACCTCTTCATGCGGCTGAGAAGAAGGATACAAGGACTGGCGGCTCAGCTGCCCGTGGTTATGGGTATCGATGGCAGAAGGCGAGCAAGGCATTCCTTCATGCACATCCGCTCTGCGCTGAGTGTGAGAGGCGCGGCAAGTATACCCGTGCCGAGGTCGTGGATCATATCGTTCCCCATCGCGGTGATATGAAGCTCTTCTGGGATCGTGACAACTGGCAGCCGTTGTGCAAGCAGTGTCACGATAAGAAGACAGCTCGTGAGGACAGAAATTTCCCGAGGGAGTATACGTATTGAAGCCGCGGGATAGGGGCGGGTCAAATCTCTGGGGCCTGGGGCTCCAAGACCGACGCCTCCCCTTCGCGCAGATTTTCGCAAAATTGACAAGGGGGCTATGACCTGCAAAATCAGATGTTCGAAGGCAGCGTACAAGCTCGCTTGTTAAGCTGGCTGAGAGCAGCTGATTTTATTGGGAATCCGGATGACATGAGCAAGACGCGGAGCGTCTGCGAATGGCATGCAGGTCATAGCTGAAAAAATAAGAAGAAGGGAGGTGCCCTATGGCAGCTGGAAGAAAGCCCAAGCCGACTGCTCTAAAGGAGCTGGAAGGCAATCCGGGCAAGAGAAAACTGAACAGATCCGAGCCAAAACCTGACAAGGGCATGCCGCCCTGTCCCTGAGAACCTGTCTCAGCTTGGCGTGCTGACGCAGATCGACATGGCTGCCTTTGCGGCTTACTGCCAGTCCTACGCCAGATGGAAGGAAGCCCAGGAGCATATTAACTCCGAGGGCTCCGTTTTTGAAACGGATAAAGGATATCAGCAGCAGACTCCGTGGGTCGGCATCGCCAATACGAATCAGAAGCTGATGCTTCAGGCAGCATCTGAGTTCGGGCTGACACCGTCGTCCAGGTCCCGGATCGTCGTATCTCACGATGATACAGATGAGGATGAGATGGAAGAGCTGCTTGGCGGCGGCTGATGTTTGATGAAGCCAAGGCGCAGAAGACGCTGCGCTTCATTGAGAACCTGAAGCATACCAAGGGCATCTGGCACGGACAGAATTTCAAGCTCCTGCCCTGGCGGGAGGAAATCATCCGGACCATCTTCGGGACGGTTAAAGAGAACGGATACCGGCAGTACAATACCGCCTATATTGAGATCCCGAAGAAGAACGGAAAATCGGAGCTGGCTGCCGCGGTCGCCCTGTATATGACCTGCGGCGACGGAGAGTGGGGCGCTGAAGTTTATGGATGCGCTTCCGACCGGCAGCAGGCGTCTATCGTATTTGATGTTGCCGTCGACATGGTGCAAAGAGGCTTGTCTATCAGCCGACGAATTCCTTCTACCAGGTGTTGTCGGCAGAAGCCTATACGAAGCATGGGCTGAATGTCCATGCGGTCATCTTCGATGAGCTGCACTCGCAGCCGACAAGAGAGCTGTTTGATGTCATGGTCCGCGGATCCGGCGACGCCCGGAAACAGCCGCTGTATTTCCTGATCACAACGGCCGGCACAGACCGGAATTCCATCTGCTATGAGCAGCACCAGAAGGCAGAAGATATCCTCGCCGGCAGGAAGATCGATCCGACCTTCTATCCGGTGATCTACGGGGCAGCGGATGACGATGACTGGACGGATGAGAAGGTCTGGTACAAGGCCAATCCGTCTCTGGGACATACGATCGATATCGAAAAGGTCCGGAATGCCTGCAGATCTGCTCAGGATAATCCTGCGGAGGAGAACGCCTTCCGGCAGCTGAGGCTGGATCAGTGGGTGAAGCAATCTACACGCTGGATGCCGATGGAAAAATGGGATGCCTGCGCGTTTCCATGGATCTTTCCAGCACATCGGATATCACGGCATTCGTCCTGGTGTTCCCGCCGCGAAGCGATGATGAGAAATACATCGTGCTTCCCTTCTGCTGGATCCCGGAGGACAATATGCGGCTGCGGGTCCGGCGAGATCATGTTCCTTACGATGTCTGGGAGAAGACCGGGCATCTGATGACGACAGAAGGTTACGGCTTCATTGAGCATTTTATAGAGAGGCTGAATGAGAAGTACCACATCTGCGAGATCGCCTTTGACCGCTGGGGAGCCACCCAGATGGTGCAGGATCTGGAGGGCATGGGCTTTACGGTCGTGCCTTTCGGCCAGGGTTATAAGGACATGAGCCCTCCCACCAAGGAGTTGATGAAGCTCGTGCTGGAGCAGCGGATTGCTCACGGCGGGCATCCTGTTCTTCGCTGGATGATGGACAACGTTTTCGTCCGGACCGATCCTGCCGGCAACATCAAGATGGATAAGGAGAAGTCGACCGAGAAAATCGATGCTGCGGTGGCGACCGTCATGGCACTTGACCGGGCAATCCGGCACAGCGGACCGCAGAACAGTGTTTACGACTCCAGGGGAATTCTGTTTATCTGACATGTGGATTTTGGTATGATGAGTAAAGCATATCGATTGTAGAAATCGGGGTTATAGCAGTCTCTACTGCTGGTTGAGTACATAGAAATGGCGGAAAATGATAGACTCAACCGTCAGTACATGTTCGTATGTGCTGGAATTCTTTATCATCGCCAGTGAAAGGAGGACTCCCGAATGGATCAGGAGAAAATTGGAAAATTCATATCATCCTGCAGGAAGAGCACCGGTCTGACGCAGGCAGCACTGGCGGAGAAACTTGGGATAACGGACCGCGCAGTCTCTAAATGGGAGAATGGCAGGAGTATGCCAGATGCGTCCCTTATGCTGGAGCTATGTGAAATTCTGAAGATTACGGTAAATGAACTCCTGAGCGGCGAGCGATTGGATATGGAAAACTACAAGGAAAAAGCTGAAGAGAATCTGCTGCAGCTTCAGAAACAGGAGGAACTGAACAATAAGAAGCTGCTCTCACTCGAAGTCGTGATAGGCTATATCAGTTCTATATCTTTTATGGTGCTGATCTTTGCTGCGAGCTTTGCGGTGACATCCTCTGTATGGAGGATGGTGATGATCCTTATTGCCGCAGGAATCTTCGTGATTGGAATGCTTTACTGCCTGCGGCTGGAGCATGATGCCGGTTATTATGAATGCCCTAACTGCGGAAAAAAGTACGTGCCATCCATGAAGGCGGTCATCATGGCACCGCACATGGGCAGAAGCAGGAGAATGAAGTGCCCCTACTGTGGGAAAAGGGGATTTCACAAGAAGGTCTTGACGAAATGACTATAGAAACAGTAATACGGAGTCTGATTTAATAACCAGAAATACATTGGAGATAGTAGGATCAACACAGAGCATCTGCCGGAGCAATCCGACGGGTGCTTTTATTATGCCCTGAAGGAGGCAGATATGATCATTCTTTCGATTATCGGATTTCTCCTGATCAGGGAGGCACTGAATGGAATGGAGGATTTCAGATGAGCATATTTTCAGGGATGTTCAAGAGCAGGGACAAGCCCAAAGACAGCACGGCGGGAAGCTCGTTCAGCTTCCTGTTCGGAAGTACAGCGGCCGGAAAGCCGGTGAATGAACAGACCTCGATGCAGGTCACGGCGGTGTACTGCTGCGTGCGGATCCTGTCCGAAGCGGTGGCAAGCCTGCCGCTTCATCTATACCGGTATACCTCTGAAGGGAGCAAGGAGAAAGCGGTGGATCATCCTCTGTATTTTCTGCTCCACAATGAGCCGAATCCGGAGATGACGTCCTTTGCCTATAGAGAAACGATGATGACGCACCTCTTGCTGTACGGGAACTGCTATTCGCAGATCATCCGGAACGGCAAGGGAGAGGTCGTTGCCCTGTATCCGCTGATGCCGAACCGGATGCGGGTGGACAGGGACACGAAGGGTCAGCTCTACTACGAATATCAGACCGGGCAGGACGAGGCCAGGACCATGAAAGGCACGATTGTAAGGCTCCAGCCCAAGGATGTGCTGCACATTCCGGGACTCGGCTTTGACGGACTGGTCGGCTACAGCCCGATCGCAATGGCAAAGAACGCTGTCGGAATGGCAATCGCCTGTGAGGAGTACGGAGCGAAGTTCTTCGCGAACGGTGCAACGCCGGGAGGAATCCTGGAGCATCCGGGCGTCGTGAAGGATCCGGAGAAGGTCCGGGAGAGCTGGATGTCAGCCTTCGGGGGATCAGCGAACAGCAATAAGGTCGCGGTCCTTGAGGAAGGCATGAAGTATACGCCGATCTCCATCAGTCCGGAGGAAGCACAGTTTCTGGAGACCAGAAAATTTCAGATCGATGAAATCGCAAGGATCTTCCGGATCCCGCCGCATATGATCGGAGATCTGGAGAAGAGCTCCTTCAACAACATCGAGCAGCAGTCGCTGGAATTCGTGAAGTACACGCTGGATCCCTGGGTATGCCGTTGGGAGCAGTCCATGGAGCGGTCGCTTCTCAGCCAGGAGGAAAAGAAGGATTACTTCTTCAAGTTCAACGTGGACGGGCTTCTCAGAGGGGATTATCAGTCAAGGATGCAGGGTTATGCGGTTGGCCGACAGAACGGCTGGATGTCCGCGAACGATATCCGCAGCCTGGAGAACCTGGACCTGATCCCGGATGAGGAGGGCGGAAATCTCTACCTGGTGAACGGGAACATGACCAAGCTTTCGGAGACGATCTCTTACAGTGACGGGCAGAATTCAGGAGCTGCAGCATCAGGATCGGAGAAAACCAGTGAAGAAAAGGCACAGAGGCAAGCTCCCGGGGAAGCCGGGAAATCAAAGATACAGAGACATGGAGGCACCGCATGAAAAGAAAGTTCTGGAACTGGGTGCGGAACGAAGGGCAGGATACCTTCGGATCCGACCGCACACTTTACCTCGACGGGGAAATTTCAGATGAGACCTGGTTCGGGGATGAGGTCACGCCGCAGCTCTATAAGGATGAGCTGAATGCCGGCAGCGGGAACATCACGCTGTGGATCAATTCTCCGGGCGGAGATGTCTTCGCGGCAGCGCAGATCTACAACATGCTGATGGACTATAAGGGCGAGGTGACCGTCAAGATCGATGCTCTGGCAGCATCTGCGGCGAGTGTGATCGCGATGGCCGGTACGAGAGTCTGCATGAGTCCGGTGGCCATGCTGATGGTCCACAATCCGGCAACGGTTGCCATCGGTGACGCCGAAGAGATGCAGAAGGCCATTGACATGTTAAGCGAGGTCAAGGAAAGCATCATGAATGCCTACGAGATCAAGACCGGCATGTCCAGGCACAAGATCTCGCAGCTCATGGACGCGGAGACCTGGATGAATGCCAGGGAGGCCGTGAAGCTGGGCTTTGCGGATGAGATCCTGTTTGACAAGGATCAGGAAGAAGCAGCAGACAGCAAGGATCCGGGCGTCGAGATGCTTTTCAGCCGGAAGGCAGTAACCGATTCTCTTCTGTCCAGGCTGATTCCGAAGGACAGATACAAGGCAGGTCCGGAGAAAGAGCCTGCAGCAGAGAAGCATGAAGTTGAAACGAAGGAGGCCGGAATCCCGGTCGCACAGCTTGAGAAGAGACTGTATCTTCTCTCACATTAAGGAGGATGAAAGCAATGAGCAAGATTATGGATCTGATGGAGAAGAGAGCGAAGGCATGGAACGCTGCAAAGGAGTTCCTGGACAGCCATTCCCAGGAAGGCGGCAATGTTTCCGCGGAGGATGCCGCGGTATATGACCGCATGGAGAAGGAGGTCACAGACCTCACGAAGGATATCGAGCGTCTGCAGAGGCAGGAGGCAATCGACCAGATGTTAAACCAGCCGACCAGCAAGCCGATCACGGACAGACCGGTTCAGACGAAGGGTGAGGAGAAGACCGGAAGGGCGACGGATGAGTACCGTAAGGCCTTCTGGGACAATATCCGCCATCCCGGCAATCCGGTTCTCAGAGATGTCCTGGAGGTTGGTACAGACGGCAACGGAGGCTACCTGGTGCCTACGGAGTTTGAGAGGACTCTGGTAAAGGCTCTGGATGAGAACAATGTCATGCGTACCATCGGCTGCAAGGTGATCACCACTCGGAACGAGCGCAAGATCCCGGTAGCCGATGGCCACACCGTTGCGACATGGACTGCAGAGAACGGTGCCTACAAGGAGAGCAACCCGACGTTTGCTCAGAAGAGCATTGATGCCTACAAGCTCACCGACCTGATCAAGGTCTCCGATGAGCTTCTGTCCGACAGCTTCTTCGACATCGAGGGTTACATTTCCGAGGAGTTCGGAAGAGCCTTCGGTGAGGCTGAGGAAGACGCTTTCATTAACGGCGCCATCCAGAGCGGACAGACGGTGATCGACCGTCCGACCGGCCTGTTCTCCAAGGCAACAGCAGGCGGAGCTCCGCAGGGCGTTGCTGCTGCAAGTGCGACGGCTATCACGGCAGATGAATTGATCAGTCTGGTTTATTCCCTGAAGGCTCCTTACCGCAGCAAGGCAAAGTTCCTCATGAACGACGCAACGGTGGCTGCAATCCGCAAGCTGAAGGACAGCAACGGTGTCTACATGTGGCAGCCTTCTCTGACGGCAGGTCAGCCTGACAGACTACTCGGCTATGAGCTGTACACCTCTCCGAAGGTTCCGGTCATGGCAGCAGGAGCAAGAGCAGTTGCCTTCGGTGATTTCTCCTGCTACTGGATTGCGGACCGCGCGGGACGCACGATGAAGCGCTTGAATGAGCTGTACGCGACCAACGGCCAGGTCGGCTTCACCTGTACGGAACGTGTCGACGGCAAGCTGATCCTGTCTGAGGGCATCAAGATCCTCGACATGAAGGCAGGATCCTGATCAAGATGGGAAACAAGGCTCCGGTGAATGCCGGGGCCTTAAGTTTTGGAGGTGAGTATGGCTCTGGTAACACTTGCAGAGGCAAAATCATATCTCAGGGTCGATACCGCGGACGAAGATTCCCTGATCCAGAGCCTGCTTGCATCCTCGGAGAAGCTGGCAATGGATGTGGCAAGGCTTCCGGATGAGGAACTCCCGGAGCATGCGGAGCTGATGAAGACGGCGGTGCTGTTCACCCTGGGGTATCTGTATGAGCACCGGGAGGAAGCAAATCATCATGAGCTGGTGATGACGCTTCGGAATCTTCTCTTCTCCATCCGGGAAGGAAGGCCGGTGATCACATGAACATCGCAAAGCTCCACAAGAGGATTCTGTTTCAGGTCAATGCAGTCACGACGGACAGATACGGCAACCACACGAGTGGTTGGAAGGATTACTTTTCCGCATGGGCCACGATCGGAACGGACAGCAACGGGTCCGAGGACAAGGGCGTGGTCATCAATTCGGAAGAGACACTGAATTTCACGACAAGGTGGTGCACGGAACTGGCGGCTGTGGAATCAACGAAGTACAGGATTCTCTGTGAAGGGAAGACCTACAACATTATTTTTGTGAATCCGATGGGCTATAAGCACAAGTCGCTGAAGTTCACCGGGAAGCTCTACAGGGAGAAATCCTGATGAGTGTATTGCCTGATCTGGTTGATGGAGGGGAGCCCTATGAGTGACAGGGTAACGATCGACGGAATGACAGACGCTATTATGGGCGAGCTGGAAAAATACCGGGACATGGCTGCCGAGGACCTGAAGGAAGCGGTCAAAGAGACCGGAAACGATGTGAAGAAGGACATCTCCGCCAATGCGCCGGTCAGGACCGGAAAGTACAAGAAGTCCTGGGCAGTGAAGAAGACGGCAGAGACAGCGGAGTCCATAGAACTGGTGGTTCATTCCAGGAACCGATATCAGATTGCGCATCTTCTGGAAAACGGGCATGCCAAGAGGGGCGGCGGCAGAGTGGCTGCCATTCCTCATATCAAACCCGCGGAACAGAGGGGAGAAACGGAGCTTGTAGAGAAGATCAAGCGGAAGCTGGAGGGAGGCGGCTGATGTGACATACGATGAAACCATGGCGATGCTGCAGGAAGCTGGCCTGCCGCTTGCCTACGATCATTTTGCTGAGGGCGAATCTCCGGATCCGCCTTTTTTGGTGTTTCTTTTTCCGGAATCGGAGAACGTCTTTGCTGACGATACGGTCTACCAGAAGGTCGAGAACCTGAATGTGGAGCTGTATACAGACAGGAAGGACCCGGAGCTGGAGAAGAGACTGGAAACGATATTGACGGAGCATCAGTGCCCGTACGTGAAGACGGAGGTCTGGATCCCGGATGAGCGTATGTACGAGGTGCTCTATCAGACGCAGATTATAAAGGAGGATTGAGATGGCTGCAGTAAAGAACAAGGTGAAGTTCGGTCTGAGGAACTGCCATTACGCGCTTGCGACGATGGATGATTCCCAGAATGTGACCTTCAGTACGCCGATGCCAATGCCCGGTGCGGTATCCCTCTCGCTGAGTGCGGAGGGAGATAATGATCCCTTCTATGCGGATGATTCGGTTTATTTCCTGGTGGCGACCAATACCGGATATTCCGGTGACCTGGAGGTTGCCATGATTCCAGAGAGCTTCCTGAAGGATGTCCTGAAGGAGACAGAAGACGCAAACGGGGTCATCGTGGAAAACAAGGACGCGGAGCCGGCGCATTTTGTCCTGCTCTTCGAGTTCACGGGCGACAAGAAGCAGATCCGCCACTGCATGTACTACTGCAGTGCGACAAGGCCTGCCATGGAAGGCGATACCAAGGAAGACAAGACGAATGTAAAGACCGAGAAGATCTCGATCACGGCAACACCGCTGCCGAACGGTATCGTGAAATCCAAGACGGGGTCCAATACCTCGGATACGGTCTACAACGACTGGTACAAGGAGGTCTACATGCCTTCTACAACGCCGGCATCTACGGAGACAGAGACAGGTGCGTGAGAATAAGGGCTGTGGTGGCTGAAAGCATCAGCTGCTGCAGTCTGATTTTTGAAAAGGCAGATTGACCTGCCTGAAGGAGACAGTATGGCGGTTACAAAAGAGATTGAAATTGACGGGATTCCGGTGAAGTCCTTTGCCGATGTCGACAAGACTATGGCGCTTGCCAACAAGACCATGGGGAACACGGCGGAGCAGGCAAATACGCTGAATGCTGCCATGAAGGACGCAGCAGCCAATTCCACCTATGGGATGAGCGATGCCGCAAACGCCACGCTGAACTTTGCAAGAGCAGGTCTGGATGCGGAGCAGTCGGCGGCCGCCCTGGCGCCTGCCATGAACCTGGCTGCCGGTGAGGGCGGTGACCTGGATACGGTTTCCGCAGGACTGGTGGCGACGATCAACGGCTTTCATGGATCCTTTGAAGAGGCCGGGACCTATGCGGACGTCTTTGCATCGGCCTGCAATAATTCTGCACTCGATGTGAACAGCCTGTCGTCCGCCATGTCTGTGGCGGCACCGATCTTCGCGTCAGCTGGCTATAAGGTCAATGACGCAGCCCTCTACATGGGCGTCATGGCCAACAACGGTATTGAAGCGGACAAGGCTGCCAATTCCCTGAAGACCGGTATCGCAAGACTGGTCTCTCCTGCTAAGGACGGGGCGGAGATGATGGAGCAGCTTGGAATCTCCATCACGAACTCGGACGGGTCCATGAAGGATTCCGTTACCGTGCAGAAGGAACTGCATGATGCCTTCGCGAATCTGTCGGAATCGGAGCAGATTGCAGCTGCATCGGCTATCTTTGGGAAAAACCAGATGGCACCCTGGCTGGCCCTGATCAATACGGCGCCGGGAGACGTGAATGAGCTGAATGCCTCCCTGGCGGCCTGCGGCGGGATGACACAGGACATGGCAGATACCATGATGAACGGCTTCGGCGGATCCATTGAGAAGCTGAAATCCTCCATCGATGTGCTTGTCTATTCCCTTGGCCAGGCGCTTGCACCTACGATCCAGAGCGTGGTCAATTTCCTGCAGGGACTGGTGGATAAGTTCAATGCCTTAAGTCCTGCCCAGCAGGATCTGATCGTGAAGATCGGACTCTATGCGGCGGCGATCGGACCGGTGCTTCTCATTGTCGGGAAGCTCATGTCGGCGGTCGGGACCATCATGACGGTCGTTCCGAAGCTGGCGGGCGTGATCAGTACCGTGAAGGGAGCCTTTGCCGCCCTGAATGCAGTCATGCTGGCCAATCCGATCATGATCGTCATTGCCGCGATTGCCGGACTGGTGGCGGCATTCATTTACCTATGGAATACGAACGAAGAATTCCGGCAGTTCTGGATCAATCTCTGGGAGAGCATCAAGCAGGCGGCTATAACAGCCTGGAATGCGATCGGAGAGTTCCTGAAGAGCGCCTGGGAAGGAATCAAAAATACCTGTCAGACCATCTTCAATGCCATCAAGACATTTTTCCAGACGGTGTGGAACGGGATCAAAAATATCTTCTCCACAGCGATCAGTGCCGTGAAGACGGTGGTCACCAACGCCTGGAATGCCATTAAGACAGTCACCTCGACCGTATGGAACGGCATCAAGTCTGTAGTGACGGGAGCAATTACTGCAATCAAGAACGGAATCTCTACAGGGCTTACCGCGGCGAAGAATACGGTTACAAATATCCTGAATGGAATCAAGAACGCCTTCTCCACGGTCTGGGAGGGAGCTAAGAATATCGTCTCCGGAGCCATCGAGAAGATCAAGGGCATGATGAATTTCCACTGGGAGCTGCCGAAGCTCAAGCTCCCGCATTTTTCTATCACCGGGAAGTTCAGCCTGGATCCGCCTTCGATTCCGAAGATTGGTGTAGAGTGGTACCGGAAGGCTATGGGTGACGGCATGATCCTTGATTCGCCGACGATCTTTGGCGCAGCCGGCGGGAAGCTCCTTGCCGGAGGTGAAGCAGGACCGGAGGCTGTGGTCGGTGTGGATTCACTGAGAACCATGATCCAGGAGGCAGTCGCCGGTCAGACTGCGGTGCTTGCTCAGGCAATTGGAGCGGCCGGCGGCGGAGACATTACCATCCCTGTCTATGTAGGCGGAACGCTTCTGGATGAGATGGTCGTCACAGCGCAGAACCGGCAGAATCTGAGATCAGGAGGAAGGTGAGAGAATGGCTTTTATACAGTATCTGACCTTTGATAATGTGACGGTTCCCCGGCCGGACTCTTATGAGGTCCATCTCTCCGACGTGGAGGCGGACTCTGGAGGAGAGACAGAAGCCGGGACGACGCAGAGAGATATCGTGAGGACAGGGGTTGCGGAGATTCCTGTTTCTTTTTCCGTCAGTCCTTCCTGGATGAAGAGGCTGACAGCCTTTAAGAACAAGGCTTCCATTTCGGTGAAATACTATGATCCGGAGACGGCGGTGGTGAAGGCAGCTGAGATGTACATTGATGGCTTCAAAGCAAAGCTGGTGCAGGATACAAGCTATGGTGGACTGTAGAACGTTTCCTTCACGCTAAGAGAATTCTGATTGAGTGAATCAGTCAAGGCTGATATGATGAAAGGGAAAAATGACACTATGAAATTTATTAGTGACTCATA